CATGTAAAAAACTGCGAAGTTAATATCTATGAAGTAGTTTTAGACTATCCTACTACTCAGTTTGAACTAACAGAATACCTAAGTGCAGAACTTGGTGTTGGTAAGCAACACTTGGTAGTTCGTAGCCCAATGGAGCCTACGGAAGAATATCAAAACGTTGAGCCAAAGAGAGAAGGTAATCTTTTAACAGATCCTGATTATAAAGAAGCTCCTAATGCAAAGTTTGAAGACTTTTATGGAGACAAATATAATAGTGGATTTGTAAAAGAATTGAATGATATTTTAAAATTACAAAGACGTGAACGTGGAGAAGAAATTCCCACAGAAGGTGCTGCTAAATTCAATACAGATGCAGACCAAGGTAAATTAGGCCCTATAAGCGGCAAAGGAAACTAATATGCAAATGATTGATGTATTAAAGCGACTAGCAGAACTCGACGAGCAGAACCCCAATATAGTTAAAGAAAGTCAACAGGTAGAAGAGTGCGGCATGATGCCAGAAATGGGATTAGGAATGCCTGTATCTCAACCCCATACTCCTGCCAGTATTAGCATGACAGCAGATAGTGGCGACGAGTTAAGCGGCATGTTACGTGACATCATGATGCTTGCAGGCCAAGCACAAACTCCTCATGTTCCATCAACACCATCCGGTGCAGAAGCCCCACAAATTTTAGAACCAGCAACAGGCGGTGAAGGCCCAGAAGCAGGCAACGAACCACCTAAAGGTCCAGGTGCAGGCGCAGGTGCAGGAGACCCAGTAGATGACATGCGAGCAGTAATTGACAAATTACACGATGCTAGCGGTGACCTACCTGATGGTGAAGAAACAGATGAATCAGAGTATGATAATACTCCATCGGATCCCAACGATAAAAATGAATTTGACGCGAACCAGTTCGCACATAAAGAGAATCAGCCAGGGCAAGGCGATAGAATGGACGGTACAAGTCCAAAAGCATACGCAGACACGAACGAAGCAGTAGCAGATCTGTTTGCAGAATATAAAAAGTTTATCAGTGAAAATTGATTGAACTTTTACCAAATAGCCCCTTCGGGGGCTATTTTTTTCATTAAATAATTGCATGGCATACACTGATAATAAGTTAGTCAAGACTGCATATAGTACCTATAAGTATAGCGAGCAGGACATAGAGGATTTGATGAAATGTACAGATCCTATTAATGGTCCGCACTATTTTCTTGAACACTTTTTCTACATACAACACCCGACTAAAGGTAAACTGCAATACGAACCATTTGATTACCAAAAGAGGTTAATTGATAGTTATCACCAACACCGTTTCAACGTTAACTTACTTCCACGTCAAACAGGCAAAACAACAACTGCGGCAGGATATCTACTGTGGTACGCTATGTTTATTCCAGATAGCACCGTCTTGGTTGCCGCGCACAAATATACAGGTGCTCAGGAAATTATGGCACGCATTCGTTACGCATACGAATTGTGCCCCGATCATATACGTTGCGGTGTTAAGAGTTATAACAAACAAAGTTTAGAGTTTGATAACGGATCACGTATTGTTGCACAAACAACTACTGAAACAACTGGTCGAGGTATGTCGTTATCACTACTATACGCCGACGAGTTTGCGTTCGTTGAACCAAACATTGCTACAGAATTCTGGACTTCTATTTCGCCTACACTGGCAACTGGTGGTAAGGCTATTCTTACTTCCACACCTAATAGTGACGAAGATCAGTTTGCTATGATCTGGAAAGAAGCAAATCACAGGTTTGACGAGTTTGGCAATGAGCAGGATCTAGGACGCAATGGGTTCTTCCCGTTCCGTGCTTACTGGAATGAACACCCAGATCGTGATGAAGCATGGGCAGCAGAAGAACGTAGTCGTATCGGTGAAGAACGCTTCCGTCGTGAACACGATTGTGAATTCCTGGTCTTTGACGAAACACTTATTAATAGTATTAAACTAGCAACACTAGAAGGTAAAGAGCCTTATATGAAAATGGGCCAGGCTCGTTGGTATAAGAAAATTAACCCAATGAACACATACCTTGTTGCACTAGATCCTAGTCTAGGTACAGGCGGCGACCCGGCAGCTATTCAAATTTTAGAAATTCCTAGCTTCGAACAAGTTGCAGAATGGCAACACAATTTAACAACGGTACAGGCACAGGTTAGAATTTTACGAGACTTATGTAATTTTATTAATGATGCCTGTGCAGAAAGAGGTGTGCAGCCTAGCCTTTACTATAGTGTAGAAAATAATAACATCGGTGAAGCTGCCTTAGTAGCAATTGATGAAATTGGGGAAGAAAGCATACCTGGGTTATTCTTAAGTGAACCTATAAAGAAAGGCCACGTTCGTAGATTCCGTAAAGGATTTAATACCACCAATTCTAGTAAAATAAATGCTTGTGCTAAACTGAAACATTTGCTCGAAAGCAATAGATTAACTGTGAATTCAAAAGCTCTTATTTCTGAGCTTAAAACGTTTATTGCAAAGGGCGTTAGCTTTGAAGCAAAAGTTGGACAACATGACGACTTAGTTAGTGCCCTGCTACTTACACTACGCATGGCATTAATGTTGCAAGAGTGGGATCCTGCAATATATGATAAAATGCGCGAAGAAAGAGAAGATGAATTCTTAATGCCCATGCCCATCTATATATCGAATTATTAACTAAATACAAGTTATGAAAGCTATACAAATAATTTCTCAAGATTTATTCGACAAAATTCGAAGCCGTTTTACCAATTTAGAAATGGGTGACGAAACAGGCGCGGTTACTATTGACCCTGTTGAAGCTAGATTTTTCGACTTCGATTTTATTAACGAAGGAGTAAATTTGGGTCGTGTAAGCATAAGCCTAAACGATCTAGGTAGCCTAAAGATATATTACAGTCAAGGTATTACAGAAAATCAAGACGATCCTGCAAAACAAATGTGGTATTCTTTTCTTAAAGAAATGCGATTATTTGCTATGCGTAGATTACTACGTTTCGACACAAGAGATATTGCTAAAACAAACCTTGACAAAAATGATTTTCAACACCTTGCGGCAACACAAGGTCCTAAAGAAGAAGAGCCTGATATGACAACAATGAATGAATCTAGATGGAATAATAAAAGCACAAAGAAAACTAGTCGTGCAGTAAGAGGCACAACTGAAGTTATTGTTCGACATGCACATGCAGTGGACGAAATGTATCCAGGCGCACGTAGTCAACGAAATAACATCAAAGCAATTTTTATTCAAAATAGGGACGGTGAGCGTTTTAAGTATCCGTTTATCCACCCAGCAGGTGCATTTGCTATGGCACAACACGTTGATCACGGCGGCATTCCGCATGACCCAGCAGGCAAAGCAATTATCCGTATGAGCGAACAAATTGCTCAACTACAAGAATTTCAAAGACAGGTACAACGCACAAGTTTACATGATGACGCATTAGGCATTACAGAGAGGGCCGTAGGCCGTTTACAAGAATTAAAAGCACAGATAGAAGCATTAGGAAAGCGTCATCATTACGAAGCATGGGTACAGGGCGCATCACACGCCGGCGACGAGCCAGTGATGGAATTAGATCCTGTTACTATGGAAACATACAAGGCAAAATTTACAGAAACAAATTTTAAAGAAAACCTAGCAAATTTCTTTCCATTAATTCACAGCATTATGCAAGAAGCTGATAAGATTGACTTAGAAGATTATGTTAAAGAAGAAACATGCCCAACTTGCCATGAAGATCCGTGCCAGTGTGAGACAAATGAAGATGTTAAAGAAGACACATTTAAAGAATTTGAAGAATGGGCAGAAGCAGTAGAACAAGGCAAATTAACAGACGACGAATTAAAAGATTTAAAAACTGCGTTAGAAACACTACCTGATGGGAAATTAGAATTAGGTCCTCAAGGATCAACAGCGTGGCAATTCTTTAGCGGTTTAGGCTTAACAGACTCTGATCTAAAAGAAAAACTCAAGAGTGCATCGGATTTAGACCCCACAACAGACCCTCTAGAAGTTATGCAGGTATGGGCCAAGGATAGCTATCCTGAATTATTAGTTGCTTTAGGAATGACTGGACAAGGCGAGCCCGAAGCTCCTGCAGAACCAGCGGCGCCAGCACCCGAAGTAGGTGCACCGCAGGTGGCGGCAGAACCAGCAGCTCCAGTCGCAGAAGGAAAAGATACAAAAGCAATGGTACAGGAAGTTGCCAAGATTGTTAAGAGTTTTTACAATCGCGACAATCCAGAAGTTGGTCCATTCCGTGGCAACGAAGGCATTGTATTAGATGTTAAGAAATCAATTAGTGAAATGTTCGGTGAAGAAGCAGGTGAACAGGCTGCTCAACTAGCTGAAAAATTTATGCAAAAATTAACCATGGAATGGGAAACACGTCACGGTCGTCCTGCAGGCAATGTAGATGACAGCGACGGATTAGCAAGACTAAAAGAACTAGTAGGCAACATTAAGGCAAAAGTAGAAGAAAAGAATCCACAACACAGTCACCAATATGACACCACAATGAAACATGCTGACAATCCAACAGTTCAACAACGTATGGCAGCACATGATATCAAACCAGGTATATCTGGCTACCGTGATCGCATTGATATGCTAAAGGATTTGGAGCGCACTGGTAAACTAAAGGGACAGGAAGAAGCTGCTGACCAAGACAAAATTCCTGCTTATATTCGTAAACAGAAACAACAGAGTCAACAGGCAGCAGACAAGGCAACAGATCAAAGAAACCAAAGTTCAGGCGCTAAAGTTTGGAGTAATCCTCGTGAAGGCGCCGAAATGGAATCATTAATTAAATTAGCCGGTTTGGCAAAATAATAGTTGTTTTACCAAATAGGGTTCATGTATACTAATGCATGGACCCTATTTTATTTTATTCATTAGAACAACAAGACGAATTTATAGCCAACTTATTTGATTTTAAGAAAGGTGGTACATTCTTAGATATCAGTTGTTGGCAACCGATTGTTGCAAGCAATTCTTACACATTAGAAAATCAATTCGATTGGTCGGGATTCTGCTTTGATCTGTTAAATGCAGAATCAATGTTTCAGTGGAGCTCTCATAGAACATCTAAGTTTGCTCAAATGGATGCATCCTCAACTGAGTTGACTTCCTACTTAAAAAACGAATTCCCAAATGGTGCTGTAATTGACTATGTATCACTTGACGTCGATGGGTTAGCAACTGTTAAGGCATTAGAGCGTGTTGTTGATGCAGGCATCCGTTTTAAGGCCGCAACATTTGAACATGAATACTATCTCTATAATGAAAAATATCGAGATATGTCTCGCTCAATTATGAAAGACTTGGGACTTGTTCCTTTGTTTTCTGATATCAAATGCCACACAGTTAACCTTGTATCGCCGGATAAAATTAATGATACAGAATCGTTTGAGGATTGGTTTATCGATCCAAAATACTTCGGAGAGGACATTCTAACCATCCAGGCATCTGATCTGTACTATGACGAATGTGTGGAAATTTTAAAACAATTTAAAAACGCATCATACACCTGTAGGCATATGAGTTGCCGTGCTTATCCGGATGAATATTCACATAAGCTTCTTCCGCAAGAAGAACCGTATATGAAAAATTTATTTCAAAAATATACACCAAGACGGTTGCAAAGATAAATAAAACTGTGCATACTAAACAAATGCACAGTTTTTCTTTTTAGTCAGTGGGCTAGAAAGAAGAGGCATAATATAACATTTATTAAGGAAAAACATTATGGCAACTTTAGCAGAAATCCGCGCAAAACTTCAACAAGCATCTCAAAACAACGGCGGTGGCGGAACCGGCGGAGACAACGCAATTTACCCCCATTGGAATATGCCAGAAGGCAGTACTACTACAGTACGTTTCTTGCCTGACGCAGATCCAAATAACACTTTCTTCTGGATTGAACGTGCAATGATCAAATTGCCTTTCGCTGGTGTTAAAGGTGAAACTAATTCCAAGCCTGTGACTGTGCAAGTCCCATGTATGGAAATGTGGGGCGAGACATGCCCTATTCTAACTGAAGTACGTCCTTGGTTCAAGGATAAGTCTTTGGAAGAAATGGGTCGTAAGTACTGGAAAAAGAAGTCTTATCTTTTCCAAGGATTTGTAGGCGAAAGCAAGCTACAGGAAGATAAAACTCCTGAGAATCCGATTCGTAGATTCATTATCGGCAGTCAAATTTTTAACATTGTTAAGAATGCGCTGATGGATAGTGAGATCGAAGAACTACCAACTGACTATGTTCGCGGTCTTGATTTCAAGATTGCTAAGACTAGCAAAGGTGGTTATGCTGACTACTCTACTTCTACTTGGGCTCGTCGTGAACGTGCTCTAAGCGAAGATGAGCAGGCAGCTATCAAGCAATATGGTCTTCATGACCTAAAGAGTTTCCTACCTAAGAAGCCAGGCGAAGTTGAACTCAAAGTTATCAAAGAAATGTTTGAAGCATCCGTTGATGGTGAAGCATTTGACATGGAACGTTGGGGTCAATATTACAAGCCAGCTGGATATGGTGGTCGTGGTGATGACGAAGGTGGTGCAAAGGCAGCGCCGGCAGCTCGTCCAGCACCTGCTCCGGCAGCAAAGCCTCAAGTAGATGAAGACGAGACTCCTCCTTGGGAAGCTCCGGCAGCAACTAGCACACCTGCTCCTAAAGCAGAAAGTGCAGGTGGAGAAGCAAGCAGCCGCGCCGCTGACATCATTGCGATGATTCGTAACCGTCAAAAATCTGAATAATAGGAGATAGACTATGGGAAAGGCCTTCGATATTTCGAAGTTCCGCAAGTCTATCACTAAAAGTATTGATGGCTTAGGAATTGGTTTTAACGATCCGACAGACTGGATCTCAACCGGCAACTATGCACTAAACTATCTTATATCAGGGGACTTCTTTAAGGGAGTTCCCCTTGGTAAGGTAACAGTGTTTGCTGGAGAATCTGGTGCAGGTAAATCATATATCTGTTCCGGAAATATTATTCGTCACGCACAAGAACAGGGTATCTACTGCATTCTTGTTGACAGTGAAAACGCACTAGATCAAGCATGGCTTGAAGCACTCGGTGTTGACACCAGTGATGATAAACTTTTAAAACTCAACATGGCTATGATTGACGATGTAGCTAAAACTATCAGTGAGTTTATGAAGGAATACAAAGCAATGCCCGAAGATAGTCGTCCAAAGATTCTCTTTGTGATTGACAGTTTAGGTATGTTGCTAACACCGACTGATGTTAATCAGTTCGAAGCAGGTGAAATGAAAGGTGACTTAGGTCGTAAGCCTAAAGCACTTACAGCACTTGTCCGTAACTGCGTAAACATGTTCGGTAGTTACAATGTAGGTATGGTTGTTACTAACCACACTTACGCAAGTCAAGATATGTTCGACCCTGATGATAAAATCAGTGGCGGACAAGGTTTTATCTACGCTAGTTCCATTGTTGTTGCTATGCGTAAACTAAAACTAAAGACTGACGCAGATGGTAATAAAACTTCTGAAGTTCATGGTATTCGTGCCGCATGTAAAATCATGAAAACACGATATGCTAAGCCTTTTGAAAGCGTACAGGTTGAAATCCCTTATACAACCGGCATGAGCCCACATAGCGGATTAGTAGATTTGTTTGAAGGTAAAGGTATTCTTAAGAAAGAGGGTAATAGTCTTGTCTATACAACCAAGGATGGCGAAATTATTAAACAATTCCGCAAAGCCTGGGAAAGAAATGAAAAAGACGGACTAAGTATAATCATGACAGAGTGGGATTCAATTACTGTTGACACACAACCTGTTGTATCTGACGAACCCGAGGAAGCGTAATATGGAAGAACAATTAATTATCGAAGTATGGGATACATTTAGAGATTATGTTCCCGAAAAATCAAGAGAGGCAGCGGCAAGCCAGTTTGTTGACTTTCTTGTAGGTAAAGATGTAGAACTTTCAACACTTCAGAGCCTACTAGGCTATGATTCTCACCTAGATTCTGCAATTCAAGTTGTAATAGATGAATTTAATGAAGTCGAAGAAGAAGAATATGACGAGTATGGGGACGAAGACGAGGATTACTAATGACATGGTATTCCAAAGTAAGCAAAGATATCTCTCACCTTCCAGACTGTATTGATTATTTTTACAAAGAATTAGATGCCGCGCGGTACGAAGTTAAAATTCACGGAAATGTTGAAAAATCTTCAGCACAATTGCCAGGAATCGTAGAACAGAGATTTAACCAGCTTCAAGAAATTGAAGCTGTGTTAGAATATCTTAATATCGAACTTAGACGAACCCGCAGTAAAGCATTTAAAAAGTATTTGGAAAATTATCAACGTGCGTTAAGCAGTCGTGATGTTGAAAAATATGTCGACGGAGAGGCAGATGTTGTTGATATGGAGAAAATTATCAACGAATTTGCCATGCTTCGAAACCAATGGCTTGGAATCATTAAGTCTTTGGATATAAAGCAATGGCAATTGAGTAATATAATCAAACTCCGTACAGCAGGCCTTGAAGACGTAGTTCTATAAACATAAAAGGAGACTTGTTCTCCTTTTTACATTGTGTTACAATAAGATTATGTATATTGAAGACCTGATCATTTCTCTTATTTCAAGCTCTACAGTCACTATTAATCCATTTGACTCAAAATTGCTCACGAGCTTTCAAGATCAGATTTTTAGAGGATCAGGATTTACTGAAAAACAAGAAAATCTTGCAATAAAGATCTTGAAAAGACACCAACACAAGCTGAATATTATTCTTAATAGAGATATTGACCAAGATTTAGAGAATCCCAAGTTTAGAATGACTAGGCGTTTTATCAACTCATCGAAAACTATGAAAATAGTACCTCATAGTGAGTACGGAAAAGCAATTAAAGTTGAGTTTCCATTTAATGAAGCACTATTGACTAAAATTCGATCAGGGAAATCTAAAATTAACTACGGAAATTGGAATCCTGATGAAAAATCATGGATATTTTCTCTCGATGAGCGCAGTCTACAATTTCTAATTCCAATCTCAAACGAATTTAACTTTAGTGTTGACGACGAGTTTGAAAATTACAAAGAACAAATTAAAGATATAGAGTCGAGTATTGAGAAATATGTGCCATTGGTAGGATATTCTCAGGGAAAACTAGAATTTTTAAATATTCCTTCATCATTGCCGCAGCCTAAAAACTCTAATGTATTGGAAAATATATTTTTAGCAAGAAAATTAGGAATTTCTACATGGGATGCTGAAATTGAAGAAACTGACGAATGGAAAAACTCTCCTTCTCTGGTTAAGAAATTTCTAGAAACTGACCCTAGTGGCGAATTTTCAATAAATCTAGAAGAAACAAATTTAGAAACAATTTCAGACATAGTAAAATTTTTATCTCCTACACTTTTTGTTATACCCGGTGGAACAGAATTAGAAAAATTAGAAATGTCTATCAACTTCTTAAAAAATATAGGTATTGACAATGAGGAAATTAGTGTACTATTTCGACTCCCTAAAGAAACAGGAGAAAATTTCAATGTTTTTGTAAAATCAAATAAATTGAATAATCCTATTTCTAAAAAAACTAAAGCGGTATTTGTCAGTAGTAAAATTCCTAAACCTGTTATTGGGTCTGACATAAAATTTCATAGCGTTATAAATTTTAATTTTTACAACATTCATTATACCATTAAAAATTACCTAAAAAGAGCACATAATATGGTCTCAATTATAGAAAAAAAACAGCAAAGGTCATTTAATTTTGGGAACATGTAAAATTATCATAAAGGACGAAGTAAATGTCAAGATAGAGAATCTCGATCTCGACACTAGAAAGGCCTTGGTTAAGAAATTCAAGTATGAAGACCCTACAGCACGGTATCGCCCAGCCTATAAATTAGGTCGGTGGGATGGTACTGTGAGTTTTTTCGGTCTCGGCGGCACAACCTATTTGTCAATGCTACCTCAGGTGCTAGAGTATCTTGAAGAAAGAAATTACTACATCGAACTTGAAGATCAACGTATTCCGACAGCCTTGCAATTTGACCAAATTTCTGAGGATTTTTGGGGTGAAAAATGCTGGCCCGTAGGACATCGCTTTGCTGGACAACCTATTAGACTTAGAGATGATCAAGTAGTTGTTATTAATAAGTTTTTAGAAAATCCGCAATGCATACAAGAAATTGCTACCGGCTTTGGTAAGACAATTACAACTGCAACTTTAGCGAAAATTTGTGAAAAATATGGTAGAACAATCACTATTGTCCCGAATAAAAGTCTTGTCGAACAGACAGAAGAAGATTTTATTAACTGCGGCCTTGACGTTGGAGTTTATTACGGAGACAGAAAAGACTTTGGCAAGACACATACTATTTGTACTTGGCAAAGTCTGAATATTTTAGAGAAAAAATCACACGACGATGACGAAATTTTAAGTCTCTCTGAGTTTTTAGATGATGTGCAATGTGTTATGGTTGATGAAGTTCATATGGCCAAAGCTGAAGTTCTTAAAAAATTATTAACACAGAATTTATCTAAAGCCTGCATACGTTGGGGGCTTACAGGAACCGTACCGAAAGAGGATTTTGAGTTCCAAAGTTTACGTGCTAGCCTTGGGGAAGTAGTACATCGTGTATCGGCACATGAACTACAAGATAAGGGAGTTCTTGCACAATGCCACGTGAGTGTTGTTCAAACAGCAGAATGGAAGGAATTTGGAAGTTATGCCGAGGAATTAAAATTTTTAGTCACCGACTCTGATAGAATGACATGGATTTCTAATCTTATTAAAGAAATAAGCAATTCAGGTAACACATTGGTCTTAGTTGATCGAATTGAATGTGGCAAATTTTTACAATCTCACCTTAGTGAATTGTTTAATGTATTAAAAGAAAATCCAGATGTGGCATTTATATCTGGGGCGGTAAAAACTAAAGATAGAAAGGCAGAATATGATGAAGTTAAAACTGCTGACAATAAGATTATTGTGGCGACTTACGGTGTGGCCGCTGTGGGTATTAATATTCCTAGGATTTTTAATCTGGTTCTTCTGGAACCCGGAAAGAGCTTTACAAGGGTTATACAAAGTATTGGGCGAGGCATTAGAAAAGCAGACGACAAGGACTTTGTACAAATCTGGGATATCACAGCAAGCACGAAATATGCGAAGAGACACCTTACTCAACGTAAAAAATATTACAAGGAAGCGAAATATCCTTTCGAAATTCAGAAAGCGAAATACATATAATGCAAATATTAACTCTTGAAAATAAAACATTTTATCTCAACGATCTCCCAGAAGAAGTAGATGACGATTTAAGATTCAGTGTCCTAGATAACAGCGATAACCAGAATCCTGATTATTTCTTCATTCCTTTAATCTTTCTTGAAAGTTTTACAGGACCGGCTGCGGTACTCAAGATAGGTAATTATGAACTTACGATGCCTCTTGATTGGTGTACAATAGTAGGAGATCCAGAGGGTCCTGATATGGAAGTGTTGCCCTTAACAAGCCTCAACGACCGAGGATTTAAGACCTATTGTTTTAATCCTATTAGTGGTTTTAGACCTGAGTTCCATGATATTGATATCATTGATATATACCAGGATGTTAAATGGTATTTTCCAAAAATGAAACCAGGTCAACTTTTATGTACACCCTTACATGCAGGAGAAAAGCCTCTGTGCTCTTACTTTGTTAAAGAAGTTAGTCGCCAAAGTGAAATTGTAGATTACACAAAATGTTGGTAACAGAAGCTGATTGGGTGTATGAAAGTCCAGACGGTGGAAAGACAGTCTATCGTCGGCGCCCCGGTTCTGACATACGATCTCGAGAGTTACATTATATCGATCCCGAACATAAAAAGGCAATGGACGAGATAATCAATAGAGCAGAATGGAATGAAATATTGTCCATTGCAGAGAACAATCCTGCTTTGCAAAAAGCAATTGATCGTGTTAAACTATTATATGCATTAACAAAAGATGACAATAGTATTCCATGGCACCCAGTCTAGCATGAGGATAGATTCTTCCGGCAACATTGGAATTGGCACAGGTATAGCCAGTCCGATAGTGTCAAATGCTAACTCTTTTAGAGAATGGGAAGAAATACTAACAATGTCTAAAACACATCCTGCTGTAAAATCAGCACTTGATAAACTGCGAACAACCTATTATTTGAGTAAAGAAAATGGCAACAGCTAAACCTAAAAAGAAAAGAGAACTCGATTTAACTCGCGTTCTTAATGCGGTTGATCAAAAGAACTACGTGTTTTACGATACCTTACGCC